ATTAATCAATGTTACTTCAGAGTCAACTCAAGTCGCTAATGTGCTTGCAGATTACTCTAGTGTAACATCAAGTTCATATGCAGTTTTAGATAGTGGTTGGATATATCAGTACGACAGATTTAATGACAAATATTGTTATGTACCAGGTAACGGACACACCGCAGGTATTATGGTAAGAAGTGATTTACTTCAAGACCCATGGTATTCACCTGCTGGTTTCTCAAGAGGTCAATATCTTGGAATTACAAAACTTGCATTTAATCCACAACAAGCATCTAGAGATGAGTTGTACAGAAACAGAATTAATCCGATAGTAACATTTCCTGGTCAAGGAACGGTTCTATTTGGAGACAAAACAGCATTATCATCTCCATCAGCATTTGACAGAGTCAATGTTAGAAGGTTATTCATCGTTTTAGAGAAAGCAATAGCAGTAGCTGCTAAAGCACAACTCTTTGAATTTAACGATGCATTTACAAGAGCTCAATTCAGAAGTTCAGTAGAACCTTTCTTAAGAGATGTTAAAAATAGAAGAGGTTTGGTAGACTTCTCAGTTGTTTGTGACGAAACAAACAATACTGATACGGTCATCGATAGAAATGAATTTGTATGTTCTATCTTTGTAAAACCAAATCGTTCAATTAACTTTATAACTTTAAACTTTGTCGCTTCAAGAAGTGGTGTCGAGTTTGAAGAAATCTACGGAGCAGTGTAAGGAGTAATCAATGGCAACAATAGACCAGTTTAAAGCACAACTACTAGGCGGCGGTCCTAGAGCAAATAGATTTAGAGTATTCATACCTAGGTCTGGCGACAAGATTGAGTTTCTATGTCAAGCCGCACAGATTCCAGCTGCTACCGTTGGTGTTGTAGAACAGCAGTTCAGAGGACATGTACTAAAACTCGCAGGAGATAGAACATTTGAACCTTGGACCGTGACTATCATCAACGATGTAGAATTTTCAGCTAGAAGCGCATTAGAAGCTTGGCAGACAGATATACAAGAGTTAGATTCAGGTGAAGGTATCACTTCATTAGATTATCTAGTAGACAGAGCTTTTGTAGAACAACTTAACAAAGACGATTCAGTGTTAGCAAGGTACGAATTCTTTAACATGTTCCCAACCTCAATAGGGGCAATTGACCTATCTTACGAAACGGTCGATGCATTGGAGACATTTGATGTTGAATTCCAATACTCACACTGGGAAAGAGTCGTTTAATTACAATTATATCGCTGCTTCGGTGGCGATATAAATATATATTATGGAAATATTTGGGTTTGAAATAACTCGTAAGAAAGAAGAATTACGAGATTTAGATGTCGAAAAAAATTCGGCACCTTCTTTTGTCGCACCGACAATAGATGATGGTACTGCTGTTATACAACAACAGGCAGGATTCATTTCAGGTGGGGCGTATGGACAATATGTCGATATGGAAGGTGGTATCAAGAGTGAGATAGAACTCATTCGAAGATATCGTGAGACATCTTTGGTGCCTGAATGTGATGCGGCTATCGAAGACATAGTAAACGAATGTGTAGTTTCTGATACCGAAGATAGGATAGTATCACTTGACCTCCGAGATGTGAACTTCTCAGAGAGTATAAAGAAAAAGATACAAGAAGAGTTCAAACACATCTTATCTTTAATGAAGTTCAATCAGAACTCTCATGAAATATTCAGAAAATGGTATGTCGATGGTAGAATCTACTTTCATAAAGTAGTAGATTCAAAGCAGCCACAAAAAGGTATGGTCGATATTAGAAATATTGACCCGACCAAAATTAAAAAAGTCCGTAATATAGAAAAAGAAAAAGATGCTAAGAAAGGCATCGAAAAGGTTAAAAAGGTTGAAGAATTTTATGTCTTCAGCGATAAAGGTTTCGATAAGAGTAGTGTTAATGAAGGCACAACTCTTAAAATTGCACCTGAGGCAGTAAGTTATACTACTTCAGGAATGTTAGATTACACTAAGAATATTGTAATCGGATATTTGCATAAGGCATTGAAGACTGCAAATCAGTTATCAATGATGGAAGATGCGCTTGTTATTTACAGAATATCAAGAGCACCAGAAAGAAGAATCTTCTACATTGATGTTGGTAACTTGCCGAAAGCGAAAGCAGAACAATACTTAGCAGATGTTATGAATAAGTATAGAAATAAACTTGTTTATAACTCGCAGACAGGCGAAATCAAAGATGATAGACGCCATATGTCGATGTTAGAAGACTATTGGTTACCTAGAAGAGAGGGTGGTCGAGGAACAGAGATATCAACTTTGCCGGGTGGTTCAAACCTATCAGAGATTGATGATATAGAATACTTTAAAAAGAAACTATATCAGTCTTTAAATGTTCCAACTTCTAGAATGGAAGCAGACAATGGATTTAACATGGGTCGTGCTTCAGAGATTTCTAGAGATGAACTTAAGTTTAATAAGTTCACACGAAGACTGCAAGATAAGTTTGCAAGAGTCTTTACAGACATGTTAAGAACTCAATTAATTCTGAAGAATATTGTGACTTCAGATGAGTTTGATAAGTATAAAGATTTTATACATTATGATTTTGCAACAGATAATCACTTTACGGAGTTGAAATCTGGTGAAATCATGAGAGAAAGATTTGACTTATTGGGACAGGCAAGTGAGTATATTGGAAAATACATCTCACATGACTATGTCAGAAAAAATATATTAAAGCAGTCTGAGTCTGATATTAAAAGGTTAGACCAAGAGATAGAAGACGAAGGCGGTGATGGAGGAGATTCGGAAGACGAATTTTAATAATTGATGGAAAAAACAAGAGATATAGTAGACCAAATTGAATCGGGCAAATTACAAGATGCTAAAGACACAATTAATGATGTCTTAAAGCAAAAAGCTGCTGAAGTTGTTGATATGAAAAGAGTTGAAACATCTACTAATTGGATGGAAAAACAAGCAGATGAAAACTTGGAAACAGATAACAACTGAGTTAAACGAAGCTAAGTTCAAACTTCCTAAAGACCAGAAGGAAGTAAAACGACAGACTGAGAAAGTCTCAGGAAAGTCACTGGACATAGTATACGGAGAAGACAAACGAGGAAAGATTCACGTATACGTAGACGGCGTATCTATGGGTGAACCTCATAGAAATATGGGAAACGCTGAAAAAGAAATGAAAAATGTTAAAAAATTAATTTTGCAAATGGGTGAAGAGAACATAACTAAAGAAGAAATATTAGGAGTAATAAATGAAGTTAATATCTGAATTTAATGATTACGCAGTTTCACCTGTGATTGTAGAAGAGAACGAAAACGGTAAAAAAGATTATTTTATCGAAGGTATTTTCATGCAATCTGAAATCAAAAACAGAAATGGTCGTGTATATCCGAAAGACGTAATGAGAAAAGAAGTAGCACGATACAACAAAGAGTTCGTAGAACAAGATAGAGCTTTCGGTGAATTAGGTCATCCAGACGGACCAACAATCAATTTAGACAAAGTATCTCACATGATTACTAAACTAGAAGAAGATGGTAATAATTATGTGGGACGTGCAAAGATTTTAACAACACCTAACGGTCAAATCGTAAGAAACTTGATTGATGACGGTGCAAAACTTGGTGTATCATCTCGTGGTCTAGGTTCCCTAGAACAAAAAAATGGTTCTCAAGTTGTTAAAGGCGATTTTCAGTTGGCAACGGCCGCTGATATCGTTGCAGACCCTTCTGCTCCAGAGGCTTTCGTAGAAGGCATCATGGAAGGAGTAGAATGGTATTATGAATCAGGTATTCTAAAAGCGAAAGAGATTGACCAAATGCATAAAGAAATGCGTAGTGCCAAACTCAATAAACTTGAAGAAACCAAATTAAATTTATGGAAAAAGTTCGTAGAGAACTTGTAACATATAAATAAAAGAGTATTTACTCAAACAGGAGAAACAAATGGCAGATTTAGAAAAAAACCTAGAACAAGCAATAGAAGAGGCTATGCAGCCTGATTCTAAAGCTGAAAAAGGTGACTCAAAAGCTGTTAAGCAAGGTTCATCTGATGCCGCTTCAATTGAAAGTGGTAAAGGTGAAGTCGTCAAACCTGAAGAAAATCCTGTTGACAAAGCCGTTGATTCAGTTAAAAGCGCTGAAGGTGGTTCTAAAGAAATTAGTAACGACCCCCAAAAGAAAGGCGCTTCAAAAGCTGAACCTCAACCAAAATTAAAGAAAGTTTCTGAAGAAGAAGATTCTGAAGAAGAAAAACCTTCAAAAATGGAAATGATTAAGGCTATGGTCAACTCAATGAAAGAAATGGATAAAAAAGACCTTCAGGCTATGTACAACAAAATGTCAGAAGAAGAAGTTGACGAATCCCTTAGCAAAGCAGAAATCGCAAGAAGCATCGTAGAACTCATGAAGAAAAAAGATGAGGAAGACGTTGAAGAAGGTTATAAAAAACTTAACGCAATGAAGATGAAAAAGGAAGAAGAGGAAGACGAAGACGAGGACAAAGAAGACGAGAAAGAAGTCGAAGAGTCCGCAGAAGTCGAGTCAGACCTAGTTGAGATGGAAGTAGAAGACGACCTAGAAAAAATCTCAGAAGCTCTTGAACTATCAGAAGAGAATCAAGAGAAAGCTAGAACAATCTTCAAAGCCGCAGTATCATCAAAAGTTGCTGAAATTAAAGAAGAACTTTCAAAAGAACATGAAGAATCATTAAAAACCTCAATAGAAAAAGTGAAGGACGAATTATCAGAAGCTACTGATAAGTATCTTTCATATGTTGCTGAAGAGTGGACGAAAGAAAACGAATTAGCAATCGAAAGGGGTTTGAGGTCAGAAATGACAGATAACTTTATCGAAGGACTAAAAACATTGTTCGTAGAACATTATGTTGAAGTACCAGAAGATAAGTATAATGTCATGGACGAACTCGCAAATCGTCTCGATGAAATGGAAGACAAACTAGACAACGAAGTCAATAAGAATATGGGCTTAGTTGAAGAGTTAGATTCTATGAAGAGAGACAATGTTGTCAGAGAAGCCTGCAAAGACTTATCTGAATCACAACAAGAGAAATTAGTTTCATTATCAAATGGAGTAGATTTCAAAGACGAAGCAGACTTTCAAGATAAGATTGCAGAAATCAAAGAAGCATACTTTCCAGTTGACGGTGAAACGGTTGTTGAAGAGACAAACATAGAAGAAGGTACAGGAGAGTTCGAATCTAACGAAGAGAACGTTCTTCCACCTGAAATGAGTGCGTATTCATCAGCAATTTCAAAATTAAAACCATTAGGGTAATTTAGAGGAAAATAAAAAAAATGTTTTTATCAGAAAACTTACAAGAAAAGTGGTCGCCTATTCTAGAACACTCCGATTTGCCAAAAATCGAAGACAACTACAAGAAGGCAGTCACAGCAGTTATTCTTGAAAACCAAGAGAACGCTTTACAAGAAGATAGAGCTGTTCTTTCAGAAGCTGCACCTTTAAACTCTACTGGAGCTGCTATTTCTAATTGGGACCCGATTTTAATCAGTCTCGTTAGAAGAGCAATGCCAAATCTCGTTGCATACGACATTTGCGGTGTTCAACCTATGACAGGTCCAACAGGTCTTATATTTGCTATGAAAGCAAGATATCAAGACGATGCTAACGCTACAAGAGATGCTCAATCAGAAGCATTATTCAATGAACCAAGAACTGCTTTTTCAGCAGGTAATTCAGGTGACATTGACAACACAGCTGACCCAGACCCAGAAGGTAACCCATTTGCTAGTTCAAGTGCGTATGAAAACGCTACTTCAACTGGTATGTCAACCGCAAACTCAGAATCATTAGGTGATGCTTCAAGCAACCACTTCAATGAAATGTCTTTCACAATCGAGAAAAGCACGGTAACAGCAGTTTCAAGAGCTTTAAAAGCAGAGTACTCATTAGAACTTGCTCAAGACCTAAAAGCAATCCACGGTCTAGATGCAGAATCAGAACTCGCTAATATTTTATCATCAGAAATTCTATCAGAAATCAACAGAGAAGTTGTTAGAGAAGTAAACAACCAAGCTAAAGTAGGTGCATCAGCAACTGCTTCAGCAGGTACTTTTAACTTAGACGTTGATGCTAACGGTAGATGGTCTGTAGAGAAGTTCAAAGGATTATTATTCCAAATCGAAAGAGAATCAAATGTAATCGCTAAAGAAACAAGAAGAGGTAAAGGTAACTTTATCCTATGTTCTTCAGACGTAGCATCTGCTCTTTCAATGGCAGGAGTATTAGATTACACTCCAGCACTATCAACTAACTTAAACGTTGATGACACAGGTAATACATTTGCTGGTGTTCTTAACGGAAGAGTTAAAGTATATATTGACCCATATGCTGGTTCAGATTACTTAACCGTTGGTTACAGAGGGTCTAACCCTTACGATGCTGGTATGTTCTATTGCCCATACGTACCATTACAAATGGTTCGTGCCGTTGGTGAGAATACTTTCCAACCAAAAATCGGATTTAAAACAAGATACGGTATGGTTTCAAACCCATTCGTAGGTTCATCACCTGCAAACGGTCTTGCTTCCGATGGAACTAACCAATACTACAGAAAATTAGCAGTATCTAACATTCTGTAAAAAAAGTTTCGACTTTTAAAAGGGGTCTTTTTAGACCCCTTTTTTTATACACTAAATAATAATAATCGTTCATTCACTCTAAATGTAGCAGTGAACGGAAGTAGGCATGGGGCCGAAGGAACGCATTTTTGTTCAACCTTTAAACGGAGGAATGGAAATGACAAAGAAGAAGGCTGACCTCAAGTTAGTATACCGTGGCACTCGTCACAATGGTGAATCTACAAAGTCAAAACCACAGACCAAGGGTGTATACCGTGGTCAAAAGTGGTCGGCTTAAAATAACCTATATACTATAGTAGTTGGGGGTTTCTAAAACCCCCTACTACGACATAAACACACATACACACAGGAGGAAATTATGTCAAATCACGCAAAATCTGGGTACGAAATCCGTGCCGATTTACTATCTCTAGCAGAGAGTGTTATTATCAACAACATCGAGAATGAAAGGCAAACCATATATTCATGGAATGACAATCATGCTGAGTCTAAAAAGGAGATACCTTTAAGGACATATTCTGCTCAAGATGTTATTAATACTGCAAAGCAGTTTAATGATTTCGTTAACGAGAAGTAAGTTAAGATAAATAGTAAAGTGGGGTGAAATTATTCGCCCCCCTTAGAAGGAAATAAAATGTCAGAATATGCAAAAAATGTGAAAGTGTTGGAAGGACCTTGGGAAAAAAGTGCATTTCCAAATGGGGTAGAAACAACAGACGTTATCAGTAGAACGATATCTACACGATACATTCAAGACGGTTATCTTTGTGAAGAGATAGTTCAGAGAGAGTATCGTGGTGAAGATTATCTAGACACTACATCATCTAAAAGGATTATAAAACTTGACAACTAATATTAATAAATCGATTCTCAATAAAAATAACTTTAGATTACTAATTGATAAAGTTCCAAATGTTGAGTATTATGTTAGAACCGTAAATATACCTGGATTGCAATTCAGTGAAACCGTTCAAGCAGCTGGTGTTGGATTAGATGCATATTTTCCAGGTGATAAAGTAACTTTCGATACATTAGATATAGAATTCTTAGTTGACGAAGATTTAGCAAACTTTAAAGAAATATATGATTGGATGGATGCAATCGTTCCAGTCAATGACCCTAGTATATACGGTGCATATACTGAAAGCACTTCTACAAAAACAAATATACTCGCTAATGTCGGCGATGATTTAAAACAATTCTCAGACATAACACTTGTAACAAATACAAACAAAAATATACCAAATAGATACTTTAGATTTCATGATTGTTTTCCAATTAATCTAGGTGGTATTCAACTTGAATCTGGTGCTGATGCAGAACCTGTAATTGCAACCGTGTCATTTAGATTCACATATTACGAGATAAAAACCACTTCATAAATACTACAAAGTATAGTATAATTATAGTATGACATTGGATGAAATAAAGGCGATGTGGTCTAACGATTGCGAAATCGATGACATAGAATTAGATAAATCTAGTTTAGATGTTCCTCGATTACATGCAAAGTATTCAGACTTACTAACAGATAACATTCTTAGATTAAAGAATGCTCAAATGCAATACAATCTACTTAGAAAAGATAAGTGGTTGTGGTTCAATGGCAAAATGGATGAAAATAGAATTAAAGAATTGGGTTGGTCAGATGACCCATTCGATGGTCTCAAAATAATGAAAAACGATATGGATATTTTTTTCAATTCAGATGTAGACCTTACAAAATTAAAAGCAAAGATAGATTATCTACAAGAGGTTGTAGAGTATATCAAAAGATGTATGGACAATATTACATGGCGCCATCAGACAATAAAAAATACAATTGAATGGCGTAAGTTTATGGCAGGCGTATAATGGTTTACTTTAATAGTGTTATAATTTACCCTAGTTTTCTAACAGAAAGAGAAGTAGAAGAAATACATATTCA